TCGATGTAGATGGAGAAATTGAGTTTGGAAATACCATCAGGTGTACCATTCCCCAAGACCAAGGTGATCTTCTCAAAACCGTAAGTTTGAAAGTTGAGTTAAGTGCTATAGATCAAAGTTTAAAACCTGGATACGACGGGTTTGGTTATGTAGAATCTATAGGTCACGCCATGATTGAATATGCTGAACTCGTCATAGGAGGTGAAGTTATACAACGCGTACCGAGTGATTTCTTAGCGATTTATTCGGATAATTACGTGACACAGACGAAACAACACAATTTAGCTAAACTCGTCGGTAAACCACCTCTCGAGTTTTCGGGTACACCCGTATCCGATAACTCTATTTTGGGATACCTCGGGTACGCAACCTCCGATACAAAATATTATGTCGATATACCGTTTTACTTTTATAATAACCCCGAACTTGCTATTCCATTATGCGCCATAAGTAAACAAGAAATTGAAGTTGTTATAAAACTGAGAGACGCGAAAGACTGTATATACGGTAAACACACGGAAGAACAAGAATCTTATTATACCGACGAGTCTCCAAAAGGACTCATAAAAAGTATAAAACTAAATACCGAAATGGTTTCGTTAGACGAAGAAGAAAAACAAAAGTTAAGTAATCAAAGAATAGATTATACGATAACACAAATACAGGAAAGTCGCGATACCATACCTATAAACACAACGTCTACATTTAAACATAAACTCAAATTTAAAAACCCAGTAAAAGAGTTATTTTTTATAATACAAAGGCTCAGAAAAGTTGTCGATGGATTTTTTATAAGTTCGTTCAATTACGATTCACCTAATATGTTTATCAATAACGAATACACAAACTATGAAAATGTAAAAAATATTCAACTCAAACTCGACGATTCCGAAATACTAAACGAAAAAACGGGTAGTGTTGTTAATTTACGCGCGGTACAAAGTGGTATACACCATTCAAGAACGCAATTATTCAGACGATACTACTCATATAGTTTCGCACTCGAACCCGAACGGTGGTACCCCACGGGTCAAAGGAACTTTAGTTTAGTTAAAGATCAAATATTAAAAATAGATTTACACCCGGACTCTAGTGCAGATAGAGAACTTAGAGTTTTAGGCCTAAGTTATAATATACTCCGTGTAGAAAACGGTATCGCTAAAACACTGTTTAACTTATAGTATAATGAATCAACAAGAAAAAGACGCAAACACAAACTTAATTGAACAAATACAGGAATCTGCCATTAACATTATCCAACCCGTATTCGAAAAGTCCATGATACTCGCCGCAGAGTATGCAAAAGCGTGTGGGCGCGATATTGTTCTCGCCGAAGATATGGAATACGCCATGAAATACTGTGCCATGCACGAGGTTGGTAAAAAGTTAGGAACACATTTCCCGGAACTTTATGATGAAGAGTCTTCAGGTGACGAAGAAATTGAAATCGAAGAAGACGAAGACGTTCCTTTTACGCGATATTCAGGAAGAGAATACAAGTTTGTAAAAATGAATATGGCATACGACAATTGGAACACATGGGAACCCAAAAATCCGTCAGAACGGATGTTAAAAAATGCCATAGATAGTAATGAACACATCAGATCCGGAGGGATGGTCAACGACTTCTGAATATTTTAAAATATACGGCGATGAAAGTTCTAATTCTGAATCAGATACGGAATCGGATACGGAATCGGATATAGAATCTATAAATGTTGGTATGCTCAAAGGGTATCTAAATCCACAACACTATAAAAAGATTTTAGTCGAAGAAGAATTACTCCCAGATTAAAATCTCAGGATACTATATAAAAATGTCTACTGCTGCTGAAACTGTTACGCTCGTCACGCGTGAACTCGAATCGCAATCCCTCAACGCGATCGTTGCTGGTTTTTCCTTTGCCGCTGCTTTGTCCTGGATGGACTTGGTAAGATGGTTGGTTAACCAAGTTGTTAAGGTTAACAAGAACGGTGGTATGAACTACACGCTCACTGCCTTGTTCACGACGCTCTTGTCTATCTTGGTATACGTCGGTATCTCTCGTGTTTCCACGCGTGTCCAAAAGCCAGCGCAACCAATCTTTGCGGTTACTCGATAAGCCTTGGTTTTTTCATAACCAGTAATAAAAATAATCCGGTTGCGACTATCATGAATATAGATATAAACGCATCCCATCTATGCGGATCCTCTAATTCGGGGATACTCATAGGTGGTGGAAGAGAAAAGTCTCTTTCCAAATTAGTCACGTTCTCGAGTTTATCGGTAGAACACGTTACGGCAAGTTTAAGTATATGGTTCGCGTTTCTAAAATCATAGGGTATCAATCGGTTATTGCTACTATAATAAAACTGTACCCTTAAACTCGATATCGTCTTTTGTGACCCGGAATCGAAATTGTGTTCGACTGTATCATCTACACCCGAATAATTAATCACATCCCCACACAAAAGTATACGTCCTGTATAAAAAGGTATTTCAGAAAACACGGTTTTGTTAAATTCGTCCGAACCACTACTCAGTTTAACAATAATCGCATCCGCGCCTTGTAAATTAATGCTTCCCGTTTCGAGCGTTGTTCCAGAGGAGGCTACGTTACTTGCAGGCAAACCTAAAATATCGTGTGGTGTCGTGTACCCACTCACACCAGTCGCGTACCCGTTCGTACCCCCGTAAAACTCAAACGTAAAAGGTGCACTACCCGTAAACGTTATGGCATTCGTTTCCTTATCAAATATAGCGGATGTAATATCATTAGAGGCTGTTACAATAGCTTGTGCCAAATCTTGACCGCTATAGTTTCCTATCGGTATGGTGACTGGTGTACCATTTATATCGAACTGGTTATTTCTATCGTGTATGAGGTACTGACTATTGTGTATACGTGCAGAAATGAGCGATATTTTTGTCACGTCATAAATGGGATTTTTTAAGTGGACGACGTAATCACCTGGGTTTGGGTACAGAACAGGATCGCGTTCGCTACTGTCTATATCTAAGGTATGTACCTTCATTAAAATATATGAACAATATTTTAATGAGTGTATATCACGGTTCAACTATTTATTTAATTACGAGAGACTGTGAACCAGTGGATTATTTGCGAGCTGTCTTTTAGCCACATCTAAGCTTGTACTCGATGCGTTTGGATTTTCGTACCCTTTATAAGCATTGAATTTATGGTAATCGTTGTTTCTATATTGTTGCGTCCACGCACCGTCCGCGGCGTTTACTCTTCCGTCAATTCGTGTTGTATCCGATCGAACACTCGTGACCATACCACCTTGGTTAAGAGCATCGGCGCGAACATTCATTCTCCCTGGACCAGCCATACGGTTCGCTTTACCACGACGGTCATCTGGCCTGAACCCATATTTCATAAGTTCTTCTACCGTATGCTGCGTACCATACGTCCTCTTCTCACCAATTTTACTCGCCGGTGAACTCAAATATCCACCAACAAAACTACTTATACCCGGTGCAGGTTGGTTATTGTACTGATACTGTTCCATGTTACCATCCTTCTTGTTACGAGTCGGTTCTTGTGCGCGTGTAAGCGCAGAAACCGTTCTCTTTGCACTCGCGTACCCCAAAGTATCCGTACGTAACCCGGTTTCGGATCTATTCGTCGTTCTTTTCGTTCGCTCGTGTTCAGCTCTTGGCGTTCTACCACCCATACCTTGTGCTCTACCTGGTACTGGTGGAAGTCTACCTTGAAGAAAAGCGGTCTTTTCTGGTCTGTTGTGTGAAACTTCACCAACAATACCTCGTCGACCACCTTTAGAGTCGTAAGCCGGACCAGATCTACCTGGCAAAGTTGTTAAACGGTATGCACCGACATTTTCTGGGTTCACGCGGAACAACTGTTGATGACCACCAAATGCAGGTACATCCGGACCAACACCCAAACCTGGACCAACGAGCTGTTTCTCAACTGGTGAAAGATTATTCATTCTACCCGCGTCGTACATGCGATTTCGCATGTTCAGTATTTCGCCCCCGGAAGACCTACGTTGTGGTGCAATTTCAGCAAACGAACCAGTTTCTTCCTTGGACGTATATGATGGTTCAACCAATGGTGATAAAGGACCTAAATAATCAGATTCTATGGTGATATCTCTGTTTGCAAATTCGGAAGAGACTTCCTGTTCTTGAATAGGGTTACCTTCTACTGTATACATTTCATTTGGACGACTTAATTTTCGACCAGCATAAACTAAACCGGCTATAGCCAATATTGAGATGGGATCAGCCATTCTTATTTCTTATTAAGATTTTTATTGAGGTATCTTTGCTGAAACAAACCATTTTGTGTTTCTGCTCGTGTACTCATGGGTTCGTATGTTTGTGTTCGAAGTGGAACTTTACACTCGACGTTTTGGAGCGGGTGGAAATTTCTTTCATACGTTTTTGCCAAGACCTTGTTAAAACGGGACGTGGATTGGGGTCTGAGTTGATCGGAAGTTTCTATGTATTGCGCTGGTGCACCTTTACCTGCCATGTACGGCGCAGTTCCATACAACATCGTGTTTGGGCGACTTGAACCGTAGTTCAGAGTACTGGGCTGGGGATACACAAAAACTTCTTCAGTTGCACACACGGATGGAACCGCATGATCTTGTACAACTTTCATACCTGGTTGGAGTTGATACGCCATTTATTATTACAAAATATTTTGTTTAAGCAAATCGAGTATCTACTTTACTTTATTTATTTTATATGATTTAGTTTCTCACGTCCCCGTTTGGTGCTAAACCGGAAAAGGCTTCGAGTTGTACGCCTCTTGCATCTGGATCACATAATCTTGGGTCTTGTCTACACGTGTTTTGTCTCTTACCGTGAATAAACTCGTAATAAGGGGTATTACCAATAGAAGTATCTGGCATACTTATGAATTGTCTAGATAAGGCGTTTTTCTGGTATTCTGGCATAGACGAACGAGACCGCGCTGGACCATAATTTATACCTTCTGTTATGTAATCATTCACGGGCTTTCTCACGGTAGGATAATAACACGATTGTGGCCTATCTGGTCTGTCTACGTAATCCGACATGAGCACGTTACCCATTGGATTATCTCTCGTAGGCACGAGACACTCTTTACCAATGTTGTTATACGCCGTAGTTGGTCTAATAGAATTATCCTTTACCATGTTGGATTTTTCCATTATATAAAGAACACCGAGTGCAGTAACACCCAAAACGAAAATACGAGGATCTCTGTTTATGAGATAGACTATACACGTCGCATAAATGATAAAACGTGCCGATGCATTAACACGTTCTGCTGAAGATTGTGTTTTTGACGGCCAAAATTCGAGGACTTTATCTGTACGAATCAATTGTTTTGGATCTTCAAACCAAGATGTCATTTATATATATTGACTTTATTTTTTCAACATGCCACCTAACATGCCTTGCATGGTTTTCATGAGTGCACTTTCATCTAATTCCGAACCGTCGTCTTTCATTTTGTCTGCGCACTGTTTAGCTACATTTTCAATCATAGAAAGAGTGTCTTCTGGAATAGAACTGATAGTTGTACCGAGCATGTATAAAGTTTGAACATACTGCCAAATAGCATCTTTTGTGTTTTGTGAACACGAGGACCAGTGCTTTTCGAGATTTACATCTTTCATGAAATCCAAGTTTTTAGATTCGTTTATGAAAAAGGTATCGTCTTTAGCGGAAATTTTATCCGCGAACGGCGTAACGCTTGCCATAAATCCATCGACTACTAACCGAGGATTCGTCTCTTTCATTAAATCGAACGCCGATAAGCATTTCTTCAAGCCTTTTTCTTCTGGAAATGTCTTGTGTAATTCCACAAGAAACTGGCCCATCATTTCATTAAATGCAGATACAGATGTCATTTTTATACTGTAAGTGAGTATTATATCTTTAAGTAAATAAAATTAAAAAGGTTCAGTTGATATGGTTTCCTTCTTACCTAAACCATTCGTAACAATAAAAAATACTAAAATTGCGTTGAGTGCGGCTGGTTTCGCGTATGCACTCACGGGAAGCTTACCTTCGTTATTTAGTCTCGCTTTAAAGTGTATGTACCCAGCTGTTAGTAAAGCGGCAATTATACCGGCCCACGCGGGATCTCTCAAATAGTCTTCAAACTCCATTTATCTAATAGTAACCAACTTTTTTTGCACGAGTTTCAGATGCGTCTGGAAACAAAACCTCTTCATCCTCTCTTTCTTGTACTGGGGGAGCGGTATTTATAGTCCTGAACTCGTTATCTAAAGGTGACGTTTGTGGTTGTTGCGGTTCTTCTTCCATTGGTTGTGGTTCTCCTTCCATTGGTTGTGGTTCTTCTTGTTCTCTCTCCATTGACTGTTCGAACGGTTCTTCTGAAGTTTCTTCCATACCTTCTTC